GGTAAAGATTTTGGTCAATTCATATTAGGTTCTACAGAAATAGAGCAGCCAAATGGTAAACACGAAACAATATCTAAATTAAAAAATGTTATTGATTTATTTCCAAATATGGAAGAAAATGAAGAACTTAACAGCCCAAGTTGTAGCACATACGAAGCTCTCCAAAAACAAGACTTATTTATTAACTCAATACTTGTAACATCAGGCATGAGTTTAATTTGGAGGCTTCTTAAAGATTTTGTAATCACTCATCATGGTGGTTATATAAATACAGAAACTTGCACAACAAGGCCTATGAAAATTTAAATTATGGTGTATTCAATAATAGTACTTGAAAGAGAAAAGAATAACTTATCTTTAGAATTAGAAAGAATCGAAAAAATAACCAATTCCAGACAATTTAAAGGGTGTTTTAATGAAAACAATAATAATGCTATTATTAGTTTAAAAGCTAAAATAAGAGATTTAGAATATCATATATCATTATTCTATGAAGCTCATTCTGATGTAGAGTAAAATAAAGGGCAACAAGCTTCGTGCTTTGTTGCTCTTTGTTAATTAAAAATAAATTTATGTACGAAGTATTACAATTCTTATTTCAGGATTTTTGGCATTGGCTCGGAGGTTCTGTTTATTTAGCTATGATGATTGGAGCAATATCATCTTTTAACTTAATTAAAATCTCAAAAATTGAAAAAGACAAAGAATAAAATAGATGTTTACCAAATGCTTACTGATAAAATTATCAGCAAATTAGAACAAGGAGAAATACCTTGGAAAAAACCATGGAAGTCAGTTCAATTCGGTTATCCTAAAAATATGATTTCAAAAAAAGTATATAAAGGAGCTAATTTCTTTAATACATTATTTGAAGATAGAGAAACACCTCTTTGGGTTACATTTAAACAAGCTCAACAATTAGGTGGAAAAGTAAAGAAGGGAGAAAATGGTACCAGTATTGTTTATTTTCAATTTTTAGATAAAATAGATGATGATGGAAAGTCTTATGTAATTCCTTTAGTAAAGCGTTCTACAGTTTTTAATTTAGAACAATGTGAGGGAATAGAAAATCCTTTTCAAGAAAAAATAGATAGTCTTAACAGACCTTCTGCTTTTAATAATATTGAATCTTGTGAAGAATTAGTTAAATCATTTATGGATAAAGTTCCTACTATTGAAAATCATCACGATGGTAGAGCATACTATATGCCATCAGCTGATATAATATCTATGCCTAAAAAGATTAGATTTCATTCAGAACAAGGGTATTACGCTACTTTGTTTCACGAAATGGCTCATTCAACAGGACATCAAGATAGACTTGCAAGGCCTGGTATTGTAGATAGAGTTGAAAAAGGAAGTCAAAAGTATGCTAAAGAAGAATTAGTAGCAGAGCTTACCTCAGCATTTTTATGTAGTAAAGCAGGTATTGAAAATGATGTTATTGATAACAATGCAGCATATATTCAAAATTGGCTTGGAGCATTAAAGAATGATAAAATGTTAGTTTATGATGCAATGAAAGATGCATTTAAAGCTATTGAATATTTAGGAATCTTAAATGAAGCAGCATGAGTAGAAGAAAATACACAATAGAAATAGAAATAACTTGTGAAGATGTTGAAATAAACGACTCGGGCTTTGAACTTTCATTAGACCAAGTGTTTCAAAAACTAAAAGAAGGCTACCACATGGGTAGAGATGAAAATGAAGATGAAGAATATTCATTTGCAATAACAAAAAGGGAGGATATAGATGACTAAAAAAGCATACATAAAGAGAATGAAACAGCACGAAGCTACATTTGATAGGCTTTGGAGAAAAATAGTTGATGATACTAATGAGTTTATCAAAGATAATCCAGAAGATAGTATGTATCAATTTCAAAATAATATTGAAAAATTTAGCGATTATTTAGCTTTAAGTGGGGCATGGATTCAAGACCGTATTAACGGAAAGATGCCTAAAGATAGAGGTAGTTTAACAAAAAAAATAAGAAAAGCATTAGGATATACATTTCCATAGTCTAATATTTAAATTATTATAATAACATGGGATATTTTGAAGCAAGACACGCAAGAAGCATTAGAAACAATGACAATCTGAAAAATTTAGCAGATAAAGTTATTGCAAAGGATAATAGTATAGAGGTTTATCATAACAAAAATGATAATTATATTGAATCAATTGTATTTTTTAAAGGAGAGGAAATTGTATCTATTGGATTTCATTCTGTTCCATTCAGATGGAGTGGCCCACCTAATTTTAGAGAATTTCCAAAAGAAGGAAAAAGACCTAAAGATGGTGAATTAGAAATGCCATTTACAGTTGAAGATGTAATAAATGGATTTAGTTCAATAAAGAATGTAAGACATAGGCATGATACTTATTTTAAATCAAAAAAAGAATACTTAGATTGGTGTAGTTATTTAGTAGGATACACTAAAGAGAATTAATTTAAAGAAAGAGTGTCAAAGCCGTTGTGCTTTGATGCTCTTTGTTTTTAAAATATAATTATATGGATAAAAGAAAAGATTTACAGTTTTCACTAATGAGTCAAAGCGACTTTATTGGTCAATCAAATATCGATATTGAAGAACTTGTGTTAGCTACGTTTGTTAATTTTCCTGAATCCTACTTTAAAGTTGCTGAACAATTAAGCGTTAGAGAGTTTTCATCTACAGAAACAAGATACATTTATTTAGCTGTTAAAGAGCTTGCAGAAGTTTCTAAAATAGATATAGCTACTGTTACTGATAAACTGATGCAGAGAAAGTATGTTGATATTATGATGAAACAAAAAAGAGGTTTTGACCTTGTTGTTTATCTTAATGATATGTGTGAACGTATTGAATCTGATTATCACTTAGAAGAACATGTTTCTATTTTAAATGGATATGCTAAACGTAGAGAGTTAATGACTTTATCAGATGAGATAAGAGCTGATTGTAATAATCAAGTAGATCCATCAGAAGTAATTAATAAGATTAGCGATAAAGTTGTTGATATTCAAGAAATGGGCGATGTAGTAGAGTTTGATTTAAATTTAGCAAATAAAGAAGTACTCGCAAGTTGGGATGCTAAAAAAGATAATGACAACTCTATTAAGACTTACATTCAGAATGTAGATAAATTTCTTTATTCTATTGAACCAACAGAACTATTTATATTAGCTGCAGCACCATCTATGGGTAAAACTTCTCTTGCATTAGAGATTTTTAAGAACCAAATAATAAATGGAGTTGAAGCTGTATTTTTTAGTTTAGAAATGAGCACCATTCAATTATTAAATAGAATGTATGCTGCTGAATCCACAGTTGAACTATCTAAATTGAGGTCAAAACTATTCTCTAAAGAAGAAAGAGATAGACTTCATTCTACAATGGGTCAATTTGAAGGTAAAAAGTTTTGGATTGATGATAAATCAAGAAAAATATCGCATATCTGTAATAAGATACGAAAGTTTGTTATTCGACATAAAGCTAAATTAATCATAATTGATTATCTTCAATTAATGAGCTGTGATGTTGGTAAGCCAAGTAATAGAGAAAACGAAGTGGCTATCATATCAAGAGAACTTAAAAGTTTAGCTTTAGAATTAGGAATACCAATAATAGCATTATCTCAAATTAATAGAGCAATACATTCAAGAGCTGATAAAAGACCTACATTGGGAGATTTAAGAGAATCAGGAGCTATTGAACAAGATGCTGATATAGTAGCATTTGTACATAGACCAGCATACTTTAATATTCAACATGGTATTCCAGAAACAGAACACGCAGAACTAATATTTGCCAAAGGTCGTTCAACAGGAATGGGAACAGTAGAAGTAGCTTATCAATCTAAATTTACTAAATTTATTAGTATTGAGAGAAATAGTTATGAAGAACTAAAAAGAGAGCATTTCGAGAGAATTGACCCAAACACTAATTTTGACCATGAGTAGAAAAAAGTATTACCATAGCAAAATAGTTAAAGAAATTTCTGATGAAACAGGAATAGATATAAGAGTAATACATTTGATAATACGTAAATTCTATAATGGTATTCGTATTATCATAAGAAGAAACGAAGAAGTGAATATTAAAGGCTTTTTCATATTAAAAATGCATTACACTTACAAAAAACTAATAGAAAAAAAAGGTAAAGACATTAATCTTAGAAGAAGAAAAGACCAAAAGTATAATTATGTAAAAAAGAGTAAAAAATAAACTTTTTTATGTTATGTATTTTTTGTACATTTACAACATTATGACTAATATAAACAGTAGAATTATTTTAATCGCACCACCACATAAAAAGCTTAACCAAAACGAAGTTTTGAGCTACATTATGAATACTGTAAATGTAATAAACTGCATAGACAATGATAATAATGTGAAAAGTGCTTGTGATATGGTAAATATGGAGCGTAAAACAATTAAAAGTTACGATAATGTTGAAACAAAATCTTTCCATCAAGACATTCTTGATAAGATTGAAGACATTAAAGGAACACAATTTCTAATCTATAAAAATTAAACATGAAGCCAAACATTTTTATTGTCGGACCATCTGGTACCGGCAAAAGTTCATCATTAAGAAATCTTAATCCAGCTACTACAATAGTGCTAAATACTGAAATGAAAGCACTACCATTTAAAGGTGCAGGGAAATTTAAATTAAATGTTCCTATTGCTGATATGGATGCTTTTCATAAAGCTTTTGATAAAGCAATCGGAAAAGAAGGTATTGAAGTAATTGTAATAGAATCATTTACTTCTTTGGTAGAGCATCAATATCGTGATTCAGGAAAGTATTATACTGGTTTTGATTTGTGGGGTAACTATAAAGAAGAAATAGGTAAAATGCTACTTAAATCAAAAGGTACTAATAAGTATATTGTATTTACTGGAATTGACCAAGTATTAGAGGGTAGTAATGGCGTTGAAGAACGTTTTATTGCAGTTGAAGGTAGTTGGAAGAAGAAAGTAGAGAAAGAGTTTGTAATAGTCTTATTTAGTGATATGATTACTAAGGAAGATGGTACACCACAGTATAGATTCATAACTAATAAACAAAAAGGTTTTGAGCATGTATCAGCAAAATCTCCAATGGATATGTTACCACCTACTATTGATAACGATATAAATGAAGTTATTAAGTATGTAGAATCGTATATTAATGGAGAAGAAGAAGTAGTTACAGAAACTACTCCAAAAGAAGAAACAAAAACTGAAGAACAGTAAAATTATTTATTTATTTAAAAAATTAAGAGTATGAGTTTTGAAGATGAAATGAATGCAGTCAAAAATGCAGAAACAACAGGTAATTATATTTCTAAGGCTTGTGTTGAGTTAGTAACTATTAAAGG